CAGGATCGTGGGCAGCTGGTACGGCCTTGGTAGTACAAGCCGGAGATATTGATCTCAATGGACCCGCGGCCCCCACTGTGACACCACCAGAAAAAATCACAATCACTACCACAGACAGCACTGAATTTTCAACGTCCAAAGGTTGGCAGGTCAAAGAAGATGGACTGACCAGCATTGTGAGTCGTGCACCCGCACATGAGCCTTGGCCCTATCACAACCAAGGTGTGGATGTTGAAGTAGAATTGGAAATTGGGCAGCCACCACCACCGCCGGGTGCAATACCCATACCACCAGGTGTGTCAATCACGAGAACACAATGAGCTCTTACACATTCACAGACCCTGCCACAGCACGCGAATACCAAATTCAAGTTCCCAACGGTGTCAGTCGCGAGCAAGCCAAATCTCTGTTTGATCAGCAGCTCAACACAGGAGCCTTGGCAGGATTTGATGTGGGCAAATCTCTGAGTGCAGCCACACAGGCAGCTGGTGGTCTGAGTTCGGCCTTGCCAATGGTCAATCAAAATTTAGGATCATTGACAGGTGCATTGCCTGGTGCAGCCAATCTCAACACTGTGGCCAGCACCCTGGGACCAGGGGCAGCGGCAGCTGCCACTCAGGTCACAAGCAGTTTGAAAGGTGTTCAAGCTGCAGCAGCAACCAACATTCAATTGCCTACCCTAGGTCAACTGCCCGGAGATCAAACATCGGGTTTGTCGAGCCTGGTCAGCGGTGTGTCTAGCTCAGTGATGGCAGTGGGCACTGCATTGTCTGGGGCTGCATCTCAAGTTGGCAGTTTGGCTGGCAAAGCAGTGTCCAGTCTGTCATCTGCACTGTCAGGACCGGTGACTGATGGTATCAACACAGCAGATCTGGTCAAGCAAGGCGCTACTACCGGCATTCCAGGACTCAATGGCACAGAGACTCAGGCTGCAATGAGCCAGGCTGCCAAATTGGTAGGACAGCCTCGTGGCAAAATCAGCGATGATCAAGGAGTGGGCAAATTTGGATTTGATCTGTCACAGTTGGAATTGGCAGGCATTGTGAAAAAAGGACTGTCTGTGGTTGCAGTAGGAGCAACATTGACGTCGGTTCTAAAAAGCCCAACATCATTCACTGGCAAAGCTGGAATCCTGGGCATTGGCGCTCTGTTGGCCAGCGATTCTGCTCAAAACAACATTCAAAAAGGGCTGATGCAAAATGGGTTGTCGTCTTTGAAATCAGCAGGTGTTCCTGTTTCTGATTTCAATCCTGGTGCCGTGGCTGGCTTGGCCAACAACGCAGCCAAAGATGTGTCGGGTACTTTGCAAAATCTTGCAGGCACAGCATCGGCTACCAGCAAAGCAACCTTTGATTCTGTCAGCAGAAACAGCGCATTTGCTGTAAATCTTGCCAACAACAAAGTAGATCCTGCTGCCTTGAACGAAGTCACTGCAGAACCAGCAACAGACACTGTGGACACAGAAACTGTGAATGCGGCCAGCAAACGAATTGTTGGCAATGACAAAGCACCTAACGTGTCTAACATAGCACCCACTAGAACTTACAATGATGTTAGTGATTATCAGAGAGCGGTCAATGTTGTTACATTTGAAGTTGCTAAATTTCAAAGGGATACATTAGAAACCATTATAAAAATGTTGACTCCGCCACCTGGATCTGGATCTAATTTTGCTTTCAGCGCAGGCATTTATGAGCAGGCCGTTACTGTAGCTCAAGACGCTATTGTAAAGTCAGAAAATTTGATTGCCAAAATGATAGATTTGATCAACGCAGGACGCACGGTCAAAATCTCGCCATTTTCTATTTCAGGCTCGTCAATAGTGAGAGAGCTACAGGACAGGGTTAGAGAAAAAATTGAAGAACTAGTCAAATTCAAAGATAAAACGTTGCCAGACATTATAGCAAAAGCGCAGAAAGAATCGCAAAAACAGCAGTAACATCTGTCTATAAATAATGACATGACCACATTCATTGGCTTCAATACACAACAACAATTCAAAAAGTTCACATTGACTAATTTTGAATTGGCCAAACGTGATCTCTTGAATGCGTTCAACATCAGACAAGGCCAGCTGCCAGGCCGCCCAGGCTATGGAACCACTCTGTGGGAATATCTGTTTGAAAATCAAATAGAAACTGTACAGAGCGGTATCATTCAAGAAGTACAGAGAGTGGCCGGTGGAGATCCTAGAATTGTAGTAAACAGTGTAAATGTGTACCCACAACAAAATGGCATGTTGCTGGAAGTGGGTTTGGAGTATGTGGGCGCCAGCTCAGCAGAAATACTCAGTATCTTTTTTGATCAGCAAACACGCAACGCTTCATACGTATAACTGCCCAGTTTATTTCACCCATAAATACAAAATAAACCCGAGGCAGAGCAATGGCACAAACCACAAGACAAACCGCGATATTTGGCGTCGAAGACTGGAAACAGATCTATCAAACCTATCGCGAAGCAGATTTTCAAAGTTATGATTTTGAAACTCTGCGCAAGAGCTTTGTGGATTATCTGCGTCTGTATTATCCCGAAACTTTCAACGACTACATTGAATCATCTGAATTCATTGCTCTGCTGGATGTAATTGCATTCATGGGCCAGGCTCTGGCGTTTCGCACAGATCTCAACACCAGAGAAAATTATCTAGACACAGCAGAACGCAGAGATTCAGTGGTACGTCTGGCCAATTTGGTCAGTTATACTGCCAAGCGAAATACCGCTGCTCAGGGTCTGCTCAAAGCATTTTCTGTTTCAACCACAGAAAACGTCACAGATTACAACGGTGTAAATCTTTCCAACATCACCATAAATTGGGCGGATCCTACCAATCCTGATTGGTTAGAGCAATGGAACACAGTGATCAATGCAGCCATGATTGACACTCAGAGAGTAGGACGCCCTGGCAACAGGTCAGAAATTTTGGGCATTGACACTGCAGAATATGCAATCAATCTAGTGCCTGGATTTTTGCCTGTGATTCCTTACACAGCCACAGTTGATGGAGTCAGCATGCCTTTTGAGGCAGTGACATCCTCTATCGCCAACAGTGATTTCATTTATGAACCCAGTCCTGTGCCAAACACAGCTTTCAATGTGTTGTATCGCAATGACCGGTTGGGGTATCAAAGTGCCAACAATGGTTGGTTCTTTCTGTTCAAGCAAGGCAATCTGTTGAGTCAGGATTTCAATTTGCCAGAACGAGTGAGCAACCGAACAGTAAACATCAATATTGAGGGTGTGAACAACACTGATAGGTGGTTGTTTCAATTAGACAACGTAGGCAATGTCAATCGTGAATGGATTTTTACCGATAACATTTATTCAGCTGCTGCTGAACAGACTGAAGCCCTGCGGCCAATTTACTCTGTGACCAGCAGGGCCAATGATCAAATTACATTGGTGTTCGGCGACGGTGTTTTCTCAGAAATACCAGTGGGAATTTTCAGATGCTACGTGCGGGCCAGCAATGGCCTGCAGTATATCATCAATCCCATTGAAATGCAAAATGTAGTCATACCCATTAGCTATATCGACCGCAATGGCAATCTGCAGACCATTACGTTTACCTGTGGCATCACACAGCCTGTCAGTAACAGTCAATCTCGTGAGACCATTGATGCTATCAAACAGCGAGCTCCTGCTCGTTATTACACTCAGAATCGCATGGTCAATGGTGAAGATTACAATCTGTTTCCTTTCACACTGTACAACTCAATTATCAAAAGCAAAGCAGTAAATCGAGCCAGTATTGGAACCAGCCGTTATCTTGACTTGGTAGACAACACAGGCAAGTATTCATCTACCAATTCGTTTGGCAGCGATGGTGCAATCTGGGAACAGAACATACTGCCCAGTTATTTGTTCAGCTGGACCAACCGCAATGAAATCGCTGATGTAATCAGTAACGAGCTAATCCCCAGCATCGGTGAAGCAACTTTCAAACAATTTTATTACGCCAATTTTCCACGTGTCACCATAAACACAGGAGCTACAGCTCTCAGCACATGGTCTCAGAGCACCACAGTGGCCAATGAAACCACAGGATATTTCAAAAATGCAGCCGGCGCAGCTATTCCGGTAGGGTTGGCTTACAGCACCACTGGATTCAAATTTGTCGTTGCAAGATGTCTAATAAAATTTGTGGCCCCAACTATAAATGGTCAGCCTTACTATTTTGATTCCAACAATAGACTGCAACCTGGTCTACCTACCAGACCCGAAGACAGAACAGAAATTTGGGCCAGCCCACTGGAAGTCATTGGAGACGGTTACAACAATGGACTAGGCAATCTCAGTAACGGTCAAGGGCCTATCACTTTGAACAATTTCGTGCCCACAGGAGCAGTGGTTGATTCTATCATACCTTTGTTTGTGACCGATTTGCCTACGTCACTGCAGCAACAAATGACAGAACAAATTGCTCTTTTTAGAAATTTTGGCCTTGGATATGACAACAACGGGTCAGTGACAGGAACTCCATACACCTGGTATCTAATTCAATCAACCTATCTGGACCAGGATGCGGCCTGGAGTCAGGCCAATGCCAATCAACCAGTGGCAGGAGGTGATGCTAGCTGGCTGGTTCAATTCATTGCCAACAATCAAAATTACACGGTGACCAATCGTGGCCTAGCCTACAGTTTTGGATCAGTGCTCAGTACCAGATTTTTCTTTTACGGCGATCAAAAAATTTATGACAGTCGCACGGGAACCACTATCAAGGATTTTGTCAATGTGTTGGCCATCAACACCCAGCCTGATTCGGCCAACCCATTACAGGGCGACATTGTGATGACCATCATTGACCAACCCGTTGAAAGTGATGGTTACGTAGACGATTTTCAAGTGTTGATCAGTTATAGAGACGTTGATTCTGACGGTGTGCCTGACA